GACATGGTAGGCCGGCAAAGCGCAATCAGGTCAATGTCTGGGTAATCAAACCCGGTGGTCAAGACATTTGCGTTTGTGAGAGCTTGGATCATCCCGCTCTTGAACTGCGAGATGATGTCCTGCCGCTCATCGGCTGGGGTTGACCCGGTGATTGTTTCTGCGCTCACCCCTTGAGATCTAAGCGAGTCCCGCATCGCGTAAGCATGCTTTACCCCAGCACAAAAAAACAGCCAATGCCTCCGGTCTTGCGCGTAGCGGATGACCTCACTAACCACATCGGTCGTTACTTCGTCGTCATCAACAGCTCGCTGCAAGTCACTTTCTACAAACTCACCCCCTCGTTTTTTAACGCCATCGAGATTGAAATGCGTGTCGGTAAGCTTTGACTTGAGCGGAGCAAGATAGCCTTTTTCAACCAGAGCGGGAATCGGCGCAATGTCATCCAGCAGATCGTCAAAGATTGCATCGCCTTTATGGATCTCGCCATGCCCCAGCCTATAAGGCGTGGCGGTCAGTCCGATGACCCTAAGATACGGGTTGACTTTTGTTAGCTGGTCGATGAGCTTGCGATAACCGCCCTCGGCCCCGTGGTTTATCAGGTGGCATTCGTCAACAATTATCAAGTCAATGTGCCCAATCTCATCCGCGCGATCTCTTACAGACTGAATGCCTGCGAAAGTGATAGAGTCGAAATTTCTCTGCTTGAGTCCAGCGCTGTAAATCCCTAACGGCGCTCTAGGCCACGCGTCAAGCATTTTGCCGGCGTTTTGCTCGATTAGTTCTTTTACGTGGGTAAGCATCAAAATGCGCGTCTCTGGCCACGTCTGGACGCTGTGGCGGCATATTTCTGCTACGATGTGGCTTTTGCCAGATCCAGTAGGCAGCACAAGGCAAGGATTGCCGTCATACTTTTCCAAATAATCGTGCAGATCATCAATCGCACGCTGCTGGTAGTCTCTTAACATATCTTCATCTCTCTCAAAGTTGGTTATTCAGTACACTTGCTCGACGCGTTGCTCTAGCATCAGACTAAAATTCGACCTCGCACGACTCAGAACAACCATTGGGCATGTCCTGTTCAGAAAATAAACTGATCTGCTGGTTTGCAGTCCAAGGTTTAAAGTTCTCTTTCGACTTAGCAATCAAGTCTTTAGTCGATGTGTTGGATCGGAAGAAGACTCTTGAAGTACCGTCGTCGTTGTGGCCTGACAGCCCGTGCTCATCTTCCATGCGCTGATTCCACTCGAACAGCCACGGGGATGCTCTAGCCATCGTTAGCAGCTTCCTCTCTGATTTTTTCCAGCAGGTAATGCAATTGCCATGAATTTCTTCAATTTCCAGATTGAAAGGTTGCGACCCCCACCAAGAGTTAATCATCTCTTTGCTCATTGGCTGATGTTTTATGAGCGGGTAGATAATTTTTTTCTTTGGCGCGCTAGGCTGCATGCGGTCTATTTCATCAGCGCGAATGCCAACAGCCATGTAGCAGTTCCCCCACCAGCCTGCTTCTTTCAAATACGATCTAATGGGATTCAGTTTCAGTTCTCGCGTACAATGCGGGTAAGCTTTGTTTGGTATCCCGTATTTAGCTATCACTTTTTCAAAAGGGGTTCCGTCCACCGATGCGGAGTCATATGAAACAAGCTTATGTGTACAACCTAACTTCTCGTTGTAATGCACGACCGCCTCCAGCCACACAACTCCAAGTTCCCACTCTTGATCACAGCGTTGCACAAAATCTAAGGTTCTTTGATGCTCTAAGCCCGTGTTGGCAAATACATATTTAATGTCGTATTTATCTGCCAATTTTTGTTGGCACCACCTCGCCATAAAGGCGCTAGTCCTACCGCCGCTAAAACTAACGCACAGTTTTGCTTTATCCATCGATTGATTATTCACTATTTTTTTGTATCTGGTTATTCAATACAGCCCAAGCCTTCGCCGCCGTTTGTGGTACTACTCCGTTCCCCAGGAGCCTAAGTCTGTCCATTCTGTAGGGACTCCCATCAACCACTCGACCCAGTTCGGGTTCAGATGCCCAGCCTTGATGTCGGTCCCGACTCCCCCTATCGCTGCATTTGGCAGTGCGTCGAACCTCCTGCTCTTGCCGTCTTTCCGAGTCAGCGCTGCTTCCGTATAGCCTCCCTTCCAGTCCCTGGCCGTCGGAGTTGGGAACAAATTCTTCCGAGCCATGTAGTTCAGATTCCCGGTCCCCTTGCGATCCCCCGACCGCTCCCCGCCGCCCTGAGCTGCTGTCGGCGTTGGCCACAGGTCGTGTTTCGCCATCGACTCCAAGGAATGACGTACTTTGCCCGTTCTCCCAGCCGCGCCCCCCTGATTGCTCCCGTATTGGGTCGCGCTCGGAGTTGGCAAGAATGTAGACTCGCTTTCGCTGGTGAGGCGCGCCGACTTCAGCCGCGCTAAATACTCCCCACGTCGTTGCGTAACCAAGGCTTTCCAAGTCTTCAATGACTTCTCTGAGTCCGAGACTGATGTGTCCATCGACGTTCTCAAAGAAGCACCGAACAGGTCTAATTGATTCGATGTGTTGCCGGATGTGGGGCCAGAGGTGTCTGGGGTCATCCTTTCCAGCTCGCTTTCCTGCCGCTGAAAATGGCGGACATGGGTAGCCGCCAGTGAGGATGTCAACCTTGTCTCGAAAGATTTGTGCTGGGAAGGTTTTAAGATCCGTCCAGATAGGTGCTGGAGCCAACTGATTCGTTTCCATCTTCGCAACCAAGTTTGCACAGGCGAAGGCTTCGATCTCCACATAAGTGAGGACTCGATGTTTAACTCCTGCAAGGTCAAGTCCTCTTTCGATGCCACCATATCCAGCGCAAAATGCGACGACAGTTGGTGAGTTTTTGGTAATATCCACATTTATATCCCTCTCTTAACCGTAAATTTTGGCGCCGACAAAATCGGCCTTGATTTGCGCCGTCTCGCGAGCAGCGCAAGCGGGTGCGTTTGCAATCAACTCGCTGCTCGCAAGGTTTTCTGGGCCATTTTTTAGTGTGTGGCCGTTGACATCAAAAGCCGCAACGGTGGGAGTTGACTCGCTTGCCACAATTTCCCACGGCACTAGGTCCGGGTGCAACACATGCTTGTCACAGCCCTTTAGCTGAAAATCAAAAGGCACAACATCGTTGAACTGATTGCAGTGCCACGTGGAGTCGCCCCTGGCTGTGCTGTGCGCACAGGTACGACAGTTGACTTCTTGAGTCAATTTTGTCTTGTGGCAAAATTCATGCGCTGGGCAGAATTTGCACTGATACCAGCTCGGGTCAGTTGATATCGGCTCTGGCATCCTCTCGGCTTGTGCGATCCTGTGACCCTTCGCGACCAGCGCTGCCGCCGCCTCATTGTCAAGGTCAACCGACTCGATATAATAGCTATCATCATTTTTGCACACCGCAACATATAAGCCCTTACTGATCTTTAGACCAAGCATATAAAGCTGCATCTGCGCCCAGTGCGTCGGCTTTGACTTTTTTACCCCGTTTTTTTTAACATCCTTGAAGCTAGCCAAAGCATGCGTCTTGAACTCGGCCACATGTCGATCATCTGGTGAGCCCGGCACGCCACGCTCAATAATCAAATCTGCGCTGCCCTTTAGGTGCGATCCAAAATCAACCGCAGCCTGATCAGTCCCGACCTCGATTCCTGCAAGGATCAAATCTCGGATTATCTGCGGTTCTTCGAGGTGACCCCGACGAAACAAGCGCAGGATTCTGCCGGGGAATTTTTGAATCACTGCTAGCCGAAAGTTAAGCCAAACCCACCTGTCGCATGGATGACCAAGCCCAGAGCAACCCAAGTGCGCCCGAGGGCGCTCCTGAGTCGCTTCGTGAGCCTCATCAATTCGCGTGATTAACGCTTCCACGGCGGTGCCGACTGGTTATCAGCGGGTGAGGGCGTAGCTTTAAAATCTCCAAAATCAGCGGGTTTATACTCTCTGACCTCGTTTCGATCACCCCATTCCTCCGATCGTCGAATGGAAAGCTTGATGCCGATGGCATGTCCCACAAACACATCGGAGTTACCCGCTTCTTTCAGTTTTAAAATGCTCATAATTTTGCCAATCTGCTCTCGGCCAATTTTTTCTGCCTTTTCGCTCGGGTTAACGACCGTGATGTTGGCAAATACCACTCGACCTTGACTCGTCGGGCCAGTTATGTCATATCGAACTGACAAATACTTGCCAGTCCCCGCCTTTGTATCCTTTAGCTCGACATTGCTTATTATTGCTGTGTACCAGCCTTCGGCGATCGGCGCGTAGGTGTCCTCGGCAACCGGCATCTCTGATGCCGTCAAAGTAAATCCAAAATCCATGGTTAATCTTCCTCAATATGTAAAGAAGCCCTGCCGGGCGTCGTTGTAATGGCTTGCGCCAACTTTTGCTTAGCCGACT